ACAAATCTTTTTTGGTCTTTCAAAATATAATTCGGAATTTCTTTAAAAACTTGAACATATTTTGCAATCCCATGTTTCTCGTGTTTAATTCCCTTATTCATAGCTTTGATCTGGTAATCATTAGTTATAGGTTTTCTTGCGCCTTTTAAATCCCACCAAAGTTGCTCTCTCCTAGGTGTGTAATAACCAATCGAGTAATTAAGAAAACTACTACTTCTGAGATCAAGATTTTTCATTAGCTTGTTCCATTTTTTTGAGTTCTGCTGTTGCTTTCGCTAGTTCTTCTTCTGTTGTCATCTCAAAAGAATCTACTTCATCTGCAAAATTCCACTTACCATCTTTGCCCTTAACCACATCTGACTCAGAATAGATAAGACCACCCATGCCAACGAGCTTTAGTATTACTCTATCTTTGGCTCTTTTTTCTGCCATGGCAACCGGATATGCTGACATGGTGTTTTTAGGGTTAGATTCTCCAAAACTGACCTCAGTTCTGTCTTTTAGTTTGCCGCTACATTTCATTACAGCTATTCTTTTTTCAGAATTGATCTCAATTATCTCTAAATCCAGACTTTTTATACCATCTTTTATGGCAACTTTCTCACAAGCGCTATGCAAAATGACCGGTTTACCATGACAAGACCAATAATCTTTGTCTGTAAGAGAGTATTTTTTGTTAAACTCTAGCTGTTCTTTTGTGTACTCGAACTTAGCCATGATTATTTCTCCTCAACAAAAGGCGCAGCAATAACCATGTGAAGCTCTGTTCTTGAAGCAGCGTTTAAACTTACACAAAGATTTTCTGCCACATCTTTTTCTAGTCCTTTTCTGGATATAGATGTTACTCTATAATCTTGCCATTCACCTGTTCCATCTCTTTCTAAAATTAAATATTTTTCCATTGTAATTTCCTCGGTTGATTATATGGGCTAGGAAACCGGTAAAGGTTAATGAAGACCTATGACTCCCTAGCTTTATTAAAATAATAATGTAAATTTTGATTTATTTCAAGAAATGATTGCATAAAGTTTTAAATTATTATAAATTGATTATAATATATAATATATATATAAATAAATATAAGTGTGTAAGTAAGTAAATTAAGATATACACAGACATAAATATATATATAAGTATAAATATACTTTTATACAACAAGGGGGAACTTAATGGAAGTAAAAGAATTTAAAGCCTTTATGGAGATGATAGATCAAGCCTATCCAAAGCAACAAAAACTCAATAAAGTTCAAAAGGGTTTGTTCTGGATAACTTTACAAGACAAATCTTTAGATGAATCAGTACAGGCTTTGGCATCACATACTCATTCTGGCGAATGGAAACCACAGGTTTGCGATATTGTTAAACACTTACCCAACGAAACACTACCCATAATAGAAACTTTTTCTAATTTTTTTAATGGTGTAGAGGTAAAAGACAAGATTGCTTTGGAGGTGTTTAAACTCATGGGAGGAAACAGGCTTAGAAAAACAAGTCTTGAGAAAGACTATCTTGGTCTTGAGTTAAAATTTATCTCGCTTTATAAGCAAAAATCAACCCAAGAAAGAATGGTTGAGCTGCCTAGGGATCTTAAAAACAAACTTATAGGCTTAGAGGAGAGTTAGTATGCTTAAATTAGGAGATCAGGAACTAGAAAAAATGATTCATGAGATATCGGTTATGGGGCAGTCTTTGGGAGAAGCAGAGTCCTTGTATGAAAAACTTGTTTCAGAGGTTAAGTATAAGAAAGACTTAGCTTTTATAAAACTTAAAGACATAAAGATGACTTTGAGAGAGAAGGAAGCTGTTGCTAATACCCAAGAAGACATTATTGGATATATTGACAAGATTGCAGATGCTAAAAAAGAATACATAGCTTTGCGCCATAAAATAAAAGCTAGGGAAATCTGGTGTGATATGTTTAGAAGTATTAACAGTAAAACCAAAAGAGAAATGAAGTTTTATCAAGAATTAAGTTAAATTAGGAGCAAAAAATGGCAACACAATGTGAACTGATCTTAAAAGATCTAAAAAAAGGTAGGAAAATGAACCCTCTAATAGCCTTGTCTAAGTATAAGTGCTTTAGATTAGCGAGTAGAATTGCTGATCTAAAAGCAGAAGGACATTCTATTGAAACAAGAATGGTAACAAATGAAGATGGTAAGAAGAAATTTGCTGAATACTATTTGGAGAACAGAGATGTATAATATCCCAGACAATTTTAATAGAAAATTTGGGTTTAGGACAACGAGGGAAGAAAGATCAAGGTTTAGTTCCCTCTGGGTGGCTTTGGTATACGAATGTAAAACCTATGAACAAAGGCTTGATATGTTAAAAGCCGACCTTGAAGAACATTCTTTTAGAAACCAAAGATATAAAGACCTAGGAGTTGAAACAGATATGCAATTAGTAGCCATGAAGTTTTATAAAAGGTTTATTAAGACAATGGAAAAGAGAAGACTCAGAAGTCTAGCTGTGTTAGATGAATTTGGAAAGATTAAAAAGGAGTATTTCATTGGCGAAGAAACCAAACAAAGAAACTAGAATTGCTTATCAAAAGGCTATAGAACATGGTTGTTGTGTGTGTCGGAGAGAATATAATCTTTTTAGTCCGGCAACGATACATCATCTTACCGGAGGGGGAATGGGGTTAAAGTCGAAAGATTTTATCCCTCTTTGACTATGCCCTATGCACCATCAACAGGATCAGGGAATACATTTTTTAGGAAATAGGCAGTGGGAAAAAAAGTTTGGAACACAGAAGTTGATCCATGAATGGTATTTAGAAAGAATTAATAATAAAACTTAACAGAACGGAGATTAAATGGAAAAAATTAAACAAAAAAAATTTGTAAGAGCAAAAGATATTATTAGTCGCTTATCAATTGGTAAGTCTACTTTATATAGATATCTTAAAAATGGGGACTTCCCTAAACCTTATGCGAAAATTTCTAAGTGTTACACTGTATGGCTTGAAAGCGATATAGACCAGTACATAGAAGACCAGGCATTAACTAATACGGATCAGAATCCTTTTGAAGACAATGGAGGGGAAAATAATGGTTGAAATAGAGTCAAATGTTCCAGTTTCTGGGCGCAGCAAGTATGATAAATACATAAAAACAATGCTAGATATGAAAGATGGCGAGTCTTTTGTGGTTCATGATTATAAAATAGTAGATGCAGTACGAGGTTTTGGGTGGAGAAAGGGTTATAACATTACTTTTAGAACGATAGCAAAAGAAAAATACAGGATCTGGAAGTCTAGTACAAATAATAATCTTGAAGAAGATTTTAACAAGGAAATTAAACTTTCTCCATTTATAAAAGATTCTGCAAAAAAGCTATCAAATCAAGAGCTGCTTGTTCTTTTTTTACATTACCAAAGAGTAATTGATAACATAAATCTAACTACTTTTAGTGATTGTCTTTGGTTTTTCGCTATTAAAGAAGAAAAAAACAAAAGGGAACTAGAAATAACTGATGAAAGCTGAACTATTATCCAAGTTATTACCTAAATCGCTTGATATGTCTGGCATTGGATCAGGCAAATCTCACGATGCGATTACACCACAGGATATATCAGTTATATTATCTTATTCAAAACTAACCCAAAATCAAACTGACTTTCTTTTGATGAAATACTTAAACGACAACACGGCTTTGCAAAGACTGTTTAAACATTTTAACAATGAAACAGAAAAAATATTTAATAACATTGATATAAATTCTGAAACTTTAGAGAAAATAGTTAAGTGCGCTATGCTAGAAAATGTTATGGGTGCTTGTCCTTTTTGCCAAGGAGTTGGATATACTACCTTTGACAAGGTTATAGAGGACTGTAATCACTGTAACAAAGGAGTTTTTATATACGATGATAGAACTAAATGTTCGATTATGGATCTTCAGGAAACAGAGTATAGAAAGATTAGCAAAGGATATAAACAAATATCGCAAATGATTTATGATCTGGAACAGGATTCTCTGTCTAAAATAGGTGACACATGAAAAAGAATTACTATTGTTATAGAGCCACAGTAACTTTTAGTGGTGCTGTTGGTGCGGCTTCAGAGGAAGAAGCTAGAGATAAAGTAATTGCTGATAGCGAGAAGTTGCCAGAAGTAGTTTCGTTTAAACATAGCGAAGTAAAGATTCGCAAGTTAAAACGCAAACCAGATCATGGCCTTTTTAGAGATAATAAATATGAATGGTGATGAGTTATTAAAGATAGATGGTTTTGATGAAGCTGTAATAGGTGTGCAACAGTCTATTGAGCCAAAGCTAGTTTATGATATTGATAAAATGGCATTAATATTAGTAACAGAAGATGAGATGAATCTTGAAGATGCTTACGATCATATTTCTTATAATCTTCTTTCTACGGAACATGCAATTATTATAAAAATATGCTCGTGTAAAGATTTTGAGGACAATTAATGAAAATTATAGATTTATTTAGCGGCATAGGTGGTTTTAGTTTAGGACTAGAAGCTACCGGTGGATTTGAAACAGTACAATTTGTAGAAAATAATGAATGGTGTCAGAAGGTTTTGGCAAAAAACTTTCCTGGTGTACCAATTACAGGAGATATAAAAAATTATGAAGGACAAGAACAAGCAGATGTTGTTGTTGGAGGATTCCCATGCCAACCTTTCTCCGTTGCAGGTAAAAGAAAAGGTACAGAAGATGATCGCCACCTCTGGCCAGAAATGTTACGAGTTATCAAAGCATCGAAACCGAGATTCGTTATTGGCGAAAATGTCCGAAACCTTACTTCAATCGAAAACGGCATGGTATTCGAGCAAGTGTGCGTTGATCTGGAAAACGAAGGTTACGAAGTCCAATCGTTTGTTATTCCAGCTTCAGCAGTCAATGCCCCGCACCAAAGATACAGAGTCTGGATTGTGGCCTACTCCGACAGTAAATTGTGTAGAGGGGGGAGAGCAATCGAGCCGAGTGGAGAAAACAAAGACAGGGAGTTATATTCTGCGCAAGAAGAACAAGCCAGAAAACACCTTCGGAGCAAAACTATCAGATGCAATTCTGTACGAGGAGAAACAGAAAATGTGGCCTACTCCTACGACACAGGAGATAGAACACCCAAACATGAAACTAAACGAGAAAGGAAGAAGATTGACAAAAGATGGGAAGGACTCTCACAGTCTGAATCTAGCAGACTCAGTAAAGATGTTTCCAACTCCGACAGCGAGGGATTACAAAGATACAGGGAAAGCAGTAGTGAACTCGACAAGGAAATTACTTCCACAAGTTATAGCAAAGAGCAACAAAGAAGCATGGATCACGAAAGGTTCAGCTTTGAACCCAGAGTGGGTAGAGTGGCTCATGGGATATCCAGAAGGGTGGACAGAATTAAAGGACTAGGTAATGCTATTGTGCCGCAGATAGCTTATCAGATAGGTTTAGCGATACTGGAAGCAGAAAAAGAAGAAAATTAGTGTTTGACTATTTCTTGTTTTTTCTTTTCAAGGTTGTTGTTTTCTTGTTCAATGTCTTCTTCCAAGTCGTTTAAACTATTTGTGCCTATAGTGTTTAAACTTGGGATAGCTTTTACCAATGAGTTTAGTTCTGAAACAAGTTCTTCATCTGATTTTTGATGAGTATTATCTACATTTAAGTTTATAGTCTGACTAGAAAATGATCCTAGTTCTAGGATAAGTTTTGCTGTGTTTAATCTAACAGAGTCCTGATCTGAAAGTAATAAGTCTTTTAAAACAGAAATAGCTGTGCCACTTGTGTTAGAAATTCTTTCTTCATTCTTTTTTCGTATCTCTGCGCTAAGTTTTTTTCTTAAATAAGCTCCCATTTGTGCAGGTTTCTTATCTTTGTTCCACCCTGCCGCTATTGCTGATTGTGTTGCGTTACCGGCAAACTTACCTTCCGTAAAGTATTCTATAAACTTAATTTCTTTTTCTAAATCTGCTTTCTTTGGCATTTTATTGTCCTAGTGGGTTGTCTGATCTGGCTTTCATCTCATTAACTTTAGCATTTAATACTGCTATCTCGGCTTTGTTAATAGCAATGTCTGCTACGATAGGTTTAATATCTACTGATTGTTGAGATTCTAATACATTAATTCTTTCGATCAGCTTTCCTTGGAAGATTGCAAATCCCAGTAATGTAATTATGAGTGAGCCTATTCCAAGCCATTCCTTTACTCCCATATCAATATCCTCTTATTCGTTTTAAATGTTCTTCTGCCCTTATGCGATTGTCTATAGATTCCTGAAGAATCTTTTGACTCTTTGCCACAGGGTCGTTATATGTAACTTGGCTCTGAGCATATATATTTCTAGTATCAATGTATTCTCTTTGGTCATAATAATCTCCTCCATCAATGTTTAGTTGATTTATAAATATATTATTGTTTGTATTTCCGTAATTGTCCATAGAAAGTGGGCTTTCCATAGCCCTAGCCACAATGAGGGAAGTGGCGACCAGTCTTTGGTCTACTCGTTTAAGGGTTTCATTGACCTTTTTTTCTATAGATTCTACTGTAATAGTTTGATTACTGACTCTAGCAGCTCCTTCAGTCCTGCTTTCTTCCACCGATTCACTTCGGCTTTCGATGGGTTCTTCTCCTGTAGCAACAGTTTCAGTTCGTTCATCTCCTGATCCACCTCCATCTGCTTCTCCTTCTCCGACAGGCTCATCTATTTCTTCAGCAACGATAGTATCTTCTGTTTCAGATCCAGGAGCAATACTTTCAGTTTCTTCCACAACTTCAGGTGTGGTTTCTGCAACTGTGCTTTCTTCTCTAGGCTCTGTAGTAATTCTTTCTTCACTTTCTCTTGGTGGAGTTCCATTTTCTTCTCTGCTAATTTCTTCTGTTGTAATACTTTCGCTTCTTTTGCTACTAATTTCTCCATCTTCTCTTGAGCTAACTTCTTCTCGTATAGGCTCTGACTCAACGATTCTGCTAGTGTCTGTGGTTTGGAACTCGGTCTGCCGTTCTTCGGCAAAGAACTCTTCGATAATGCTTGTTGGGGTGTCGCTGAAACTTTCTGTTCTTTCAATAAAAACTTCTTCAATTTTGATTTCTGTTGGGATTTCTTCATATGTTATCTCCTGAAATACATCAACAACTCCAGCGTTTAACTCTTCAATAGCCTGTGGCTCAAAGTAAAACTCTTCTATGGTAGAAATTTCTATCATAGGTTGCTCTATCATTTCAAATTTAAATTCTTCTACAGGTATATACTCGTAGAAATCTATATCTTCTACTACATTATACACTGTTTCACTCATTGTCTTCAACTCAGCTACCTGAGAGGTACTTAATAAACTGTATTCTATAGTTAATGTTGGATTCT